TACCTGAAGTGAAGTCCACTGAGTCTACTGTTCCTAGGTTGATGATGTCCTCAACTAATACTTGTGCAAGTGTACCAGAAACAGTTCCATCTAATGAAGTGAAATTATTGATCGTGTCAGTTAAATTTCCTTCTAAGATGTAGTCCTGTTTAGTACCAGTATCGTATACCGCACCTGCGGCTATGATAGTTCCTCTTGATAGTATTGCGTTGTGTATTGCTTCCATTGCCTCTAATGAACCGTCTGCGTCAACGTCCCAGTCTACTGAGATCATAGTGATAGGTTTTCCTATCATTCTACTTTCCGCGATCAATGGAGCCACTGTTCTACTTGATGTTGCCATTTTTAATCCTCCTTTTTTCTGATTAAATGACTATGATCCCGCTCAGGGATCAAGTTGCAAGTATTTATTGGTAAAGTTGGTAAATTATGCTGTAATATTAAGATTTAAGCCACACTTCGTCACTTCTAGTGCGTATTTGCTTCACATATCCAAGATCACTTAGTATTTTCTGTGAAACTTTGACAACTTCAGGTCGTTTACTACTTTTCATTTCTATGTTGATCACTGGGTTGTTGATCGCTAATGTTTCTTGTGATCCTTGGAGCAACAGGTCCTCATACCCGTCAACATCTATCTTGATGAAGTCCACATCGGTCAGTTCATAACTGTCAAGGGTTTTTATTTTAATATCGCCTGGTGCCCTTTGCAATTTTTGATTTAGCGGTTGTGCAAACTTGGCTGTTGATTCTGTGTCTCCGAGACCCACTTGATGTAGGATTGCGTTCTTGTCTGAAGGTATATTCTTATTCCAACATTCTACGAACACAGGATTTGGTTCGAAGCAGTGAACGTGTTTGAAATCCTGCATGAGATTCCTCGTCCACATACCCACATTGGCTCCTGCATCAACACATGTTCTCCATTGCTTTACATAACTGTATGCAATTTTACGTAATGGTCCTTGACCATCGCCCTCGTCTTTAAGGAATGTTGGTTCGGTGTGTACGCCTTTGTATGCTACCCAGAAGTCTCTGCCTGTTGGATACATTATTCTTCACACTCTTTACACGCACAGTCTGGGCAGTCCCTACATTCTGTACAAGAACTTCCGCAGTGCTGTTCGCAACCACAAAGTTCACAAATATACTTGATAAGATTATCCATCTGGTGCGAACCTTTCAAGGCACTTGTTGCAGTCGCACACGTCACAGTTTTCACAGTTCTTACACCCTTTGTCGCAGTGTGGATCACAATTACATCTATAACATTTTTCCCTCATCTAAAGATACTTGAACTTCCTGTGTAAATCGGTGTTGGGCAATTTATTCTGCAACATCTGTTTCAAACTTGCCAGCGTCTTTGCTTTTGTTTTGGAATCTAGTTTGGATAGGTTTGCTATTGCCCTCCTCACGTTTCTGTAATTGGCATCCGTGATGTTCAAGGCCCTTTCCAGTTGCGTGAGATTCCTGAAGTGATCTCCCCAGGTTCTCATGTATCTGCGTAGTGCCATAACAGGTACCGGTTGCCTCTGCCTCATGGCTTGTGCTTGATTTTTGTTCTTAAGTTTCTTGGTGATCTCAGGATCTCCTGATACGATGGCCAGCATATTGGCCAAGTCGTTGTTGATCATCCTGACCTGGTCGAACGTGCCCTTTGCCATTGTTTGATCCGCGTATGCTTTCACGAACGGCATTGTTTCCTTGCTCTGGCTCAGCCAAGACAGTGCGAGAAAACTGAGGTAAATTCTTTCTGTGACTTCAGGGAAGGTGAACCTTTGTAAGTCACTAAAACGCCTTATGACCTTGCCCTCAGATACATACTTTAAAAATAGTGTTAACATACACATATTTATAGAGCATATGCAACGAAACTTTATTCTGACCGATGTTATGAAAACGGGATACCATCAGGAACTCGAGAATTTCATCTCGATGCACAGCATGAAAAATCAAAATTTTGAAATGACTGGTGAATATTACGATTTACACAACTACGACTTGGACAGTTATGATCGAAGATTTGCCGTCATTGACGTGAGACTTGCGAATAGCAGGTACAGTGAAAATCAACAATGGGTGGATGAGTTTCATAAAAGATGTGATCTACTACGGAGTCAAGGTTTTGTCTTTATCTGTGCCACACCATGGGAGTCAGTTGAGAATGTACTTGCTGAAAAACTTTATCCCGTGGTAAGATTTGAACACATCAAATGGACAGGAGATGTCAGTTGGTTCTGGTACTATATGTTCAACAAGCATAAGACCAGCAGGTTCAATTTCACCCACGACCACAACGGTAGTTACTGGCATAAGAAACACGACTTCCTGTACCTAAACAAGGCTCCAAGACCACACAGAGTAAAACTGTATGATAAACTTCTAAATGCAGGATTATTAGAAAACAGCATCCACACATTCATTGGCAAGGGTGCGTTTAAATTTGATCATGAATTCAAGGGTAACAATGTTCCAAGAAGACTTGACAAGAAGTATGAACTGCCTGGAGTAGAGCCTGAACACTACCCAAGATTTGGTAAGGATCAGGACATCTATGAACCGCCTTACATTGATACTGTATGCTCGATAGTATCAGAAACAAACGATAACGATTATGAGGTATTCATGACTGAAAAAATATGGAAACCTATAATTGCCCAACACGTTTTCGTAATCCACGGAAACTACCTATACCTACAAAGACTCAGGGAGATGGGATTCAGGACTTTCGGTGCTTACTTCGACGAGTCATATGATCTAGAGAAAGACAAAGAAAAACGTATCGACAAACTAGTGTCGGTTTGTGAGCAATTGAAATCTAAGTGTGACAACGGAAGTGTAGTTGAGAGGGGCAACAAGAAATGGCAAGACATTTACTTACAGACACAATCTCTTAGGAAGCACAACTATGATACTTTTTTCAACGAGGAAAAGTTGGGTGTTCAGATCAATAAAACTCTAGAACTATTTCTTGAATTTGCTGATAGCCGTTAAATTTCTTCTAGAGAATCCTAGCCTATCAACCAACTTAACAGCATTGCCTGACTTGTCAACAGCAACGAAGCCTTCTGGTTCTGTGACTTCGAGACCACTGTCCGTCTGTTGGAATGATCCTATTGCCTGTGCTTGATTCATTTTCTTAAGCACGAATGCCTTCATTGTCTGCACCGCCCTGTAGAAAGTCAACATTGCCTGTAATGGCTTCTTGGCCCTGTTAAGGAACACGGGCATCTGTTTCATCTTGTCCTGTCTCAGTTGTAAGGCCTTCTGTGCTTTTAATCCTGACATCTGCTGTGCCATCTTATCGTTGTAGTATTTCTTGAATCCTAGCAAGAACTTGTTGGCATCGTTTGGCAGTTTTCCTTCCCTGACCATGGCGTTGATGTACATCTGGAACATTGGAATGAAGTCCTGATTCTGTCCCAGCACACTTGATAGATTCCTCGGAACACCATTCAAGAGGTTCTCAAGTTTCTCGATGCCATTGAAGAACTGTTTCGTTTCTTCGTCAGTGAACTTGGCACTGCCGGACACGTCCTTGTATGTGGCATTGTCAAAGAACACATCATTGCTCTTAGCAAATGAACTTACATCTGCCCCTCCTTGTGCGTTCATGTCTGCCAGAGTGTCTCCCACATATGTCGTGTGGAATATTATTCCAACTTTGGCTCTGTCGATCTGTTTACCCAAGTCACTTGCTTCTGGAACTGCATATGTGATTGTGTTAGGTGTAAATGTTAGGTTTGGTTTGCCGTCCACGTTCTTACGTGTGATGTCCTCGTCTGTGAACAGTAGATCACCTTGTACAACACCCTGTATGTTAAGTTTTTTTAGATGTACAAGACATTTTAATAATTTTTGTCCTAGGTCGTCGGTGCCGTGATTGTTTGCTATGTCTCGCTTTGTGTAGTTCACTTTAGCGTTCTTGGCGAACACAGATTTAGTACCTACGAAGAAACGTCCGTTGTCTGGATTGGTCCCACAAACGACAGCAGGTGCACCGTCCCATTTTACAGACACACTCATTGCCTCGGAACTTGTGCCTTTGAGTGTTAATAGTAATCCTCTGAAATATTCTATAACTGCTTTACCACCCTCATAGCCGTCAGTGATCACTATGTCCTCTATGTGTTCAAGGTGTGTCCTCTTGAATTCAGTAAGGACATCTTCTATCAACATTGTTAGTCCTCTTTGTATTCGCCGTCTTTAATCTTAAGCACGTTCTGTTTGATGTCTCTGTTCTCTTTGATACGGGCGACGCCTTTGCTGAACTTGGATGCGTCCATGTTCTTCAGTGCTGAGTTGAATTTCTTTTCTAGTTTAAATGCTGTGTCTTGGTCGAAGTTCTCCCTGATGTATGTCATCAGTCTGATAGCACTCTCTAGGATATGAGATGCCCTGCTCTCAACCACTTCTTCCTTGTCCCTCTTAAGGGGCATTGAGCTCAATTCTTCTAATAGACTTTTTGTGTGTTTTTGCATTGTAGGTATTTACACTTTATTATAGCACAATTCTAGCATAAGTCTACGATCTAATGCTTTCTTTGTAACGTAACAGGTATTTTTCTAGTATTCTGTACTGTGCTGGTGCGTGGTGTATGTTGTAATCAATTTTTTCTTTGTTTTCAAGGGAGTTCCACATATACCTGTTGCCACAGAAATTGAATAAATCAAGGACTTTTTTGTTTTCCTCTAACAACTTTAACTTTTCAAATCCTTTGTAGTCGCTCAGATGTACTTTGTCGAACTCATTACACATATCAAACATAAGATAGTCTACCTTGTGGGCGTCTAGGAAACCACTGAGCAGTACCGCTTCGGTGAACAACTTGTCCCAGAAGCCTCTGATGGTCGGAGATATGCCATTGAAGTACTCTATCAGTTTTTTCAGTTTGTCCTTGTCAACGTCTGGATCAACTTTCCTAACAGTTTCTTCTTTGGGGTCGGACTCTAGGTATTCTGCCCTCTGTATGGGAAACCATAACCCGTCTATCTGATCGTCAATCGCACTCACCGTCCACTCCCATCTGGTGTAAAATGTTATAGGGATCACTACGAAATGTGGATAACCGTTCTGTGCTATCCATTCCACTGTGGACCTACAAGTCCTATGGAAACTGGTTCCAACTTTTGAAATATTCACATAGTCATCACACCCCAGAGATTCTATGAATTCAGTGCTGGGTGTCCAACTATTGCCAAAACTACAACCGTTTATGAGCAATCTCTTCATTGTTTGTCTGCCTCGAATGTTCTGGTCACATCAACAGTTGACCTTACTTTGCCAAAGTATTTACTGAAAGTGCTCAGACAGGCGTCGTGTAGATCTTTGTGAGTGGTTGAACAGGCATCGTCAATTATTGTAACCGAATATCCCCTGTCTGCGGCTTCACGTGCTGTTGACTCCACGCAGACGTTTGTTGACACTCCTGTGAAGTAAAGATGTTCCACATTTATATCTTTGAGCAGTTGTTCTATGTCTGTTGAAGCGAATGCTCCCATTGATGTTTTTCTAAGAATGTGTTCTCCGTCAATTGGTTTGAGCTCGTCTATGATACTGTGTGCAGGTCCCCCCACATAGTTGCCAACCTCCTTGTAAAATTCACGCATGTGACTTGGAATATCTCCGCAGTCCTCCGTGCTTGATCCGGCTGTGAGATAAATGACCTTGCCTCCCATGTCACGCATCAGTTTCAATAAGGACTTGATATTAGGAATCACGACTTCCTTGATCCTTTGGAATCTCCAATCAGTGATCGTATTGCCTTCCGCCTGCATTTTTTTGGCCAGTGGACCTTGGTGATGTCCGGTTGCGTACTGCATATCAACGACGACCAAGGCCGATTTGCTTATATCCGCCCGCACCTCGATGTTCAGTTGTTTAGAATAGTCTTCGACTACAGCACTCATTATCTTGTTTTTCTATAAACGAAATACTTACGTTGGTTGGTATCATCACGTATGTCAAGTATTTTAAGATTATAAATCTCTGAGAGTTCTATGATGAAAGGCACATTCCAAGCAAAGAATTCTATCCAGTCTGCTTCAGGCTTGTCGTGTTGCACACCTGGGTTGACCCTGAAGAACATCGTCCCATTGTCTGCCAATAGGTTCACACATCTTCCTACCTCGGCAACGATCTTGTCTCTGGCGCCAAAGTTCACAGATCCCAAACAAAGTATAACATCATACTTTTCAGCAGTCTTATATTCTAGTGTGCTGATCTGTAGATCTGCCTTGTTATTGTATGGATCAATGCCCACAAGATTATCTATACGTCCTTTGAATTCGTTGTACCCACAACCAACGTCTAGCACTGCCCTTGGTTTGAGACTGTTGACTTCGTCAATCAGTTGTACACCCGAGTACTTCCATTTCTTCATATCGTTCTGCCAATACTTGGAAAAGTATTTGTGTAGGCAGGCATCGTCGATGGCCTCCACGTACTGTTCTATGGTTTCACATCTATCTACTTCCACACCAAATGTTTCCATTATGTAGGGTTGATTTATTTTTGTTAGATCGTTCTGTGTATCTCCTAATAATCTAGCAAATATTTTTTTATTCACGTATTTCTCCTGTGTTGAAGTTCAATTTGTTGGTAAACATATTCATAATGTTGACATGTGCCTGCTTTGTTGGATGACCAGACCATGGATTCACTAAATTCTTTTCCTTTGCTAGTTTAATTTTATCGTCAGTGTCAGTCCACGTGCTCATATGTGGTTCATTATTTTGCTGGTAGTCATCGACTAGTTTTGAAAGAAGTGACCAACCGTCAAAAAGAAGATTATCAATTTTACCTGGCCAGGTTTGTTCTTGGAATGTGTTGAACCAATAATTTTTAATACTTCTTTGTTTACAATACGCATTGAACATAACGATCTGTCTGTAAAGGTGTGCGACTTCGACTTCTTCTTTGAAATACTTCTTCAACATTATCTTTGCCATGCTGTCGTGGGTGTCTGAAAGCACCACCCTTACGAAATCGTCCTTGCTGATATCGAAAAACTCAAATCTGTATAAAGAAGTAATTCCCCATAAAATGATCATGTCATCAACTTTGTCCTGGGTTTCTAGGAAATCTATTGCCTTCCTGAATTGTGATGGATTAGAACTACCACCCTTAGATAGATTTTTATTTGTGAGATTATATTTTTCACTGATCAAACCACGGAAACTGTAAGTGTCGGCATCTGTTCTGTTTTGGTAAATTTTTTGATATTCCTTAGATGATTGTCCTTCGTCGTATCCACAACCAATTCCCCACACCCAACTATCGCCTAAAGTCATCAGCCTAGTTTTTTCCATACCACTAGTATATACAAAATTGTTTGAAGACTAAACCTTTTTCTTGATCTGTTTTGATAAAATTTCTTTGGTCTTGTCTGAGATCACACCAGTAATAACCAACATAGGCCTAGGCTTGTTGCTGGCATTGGCTGTGGCGTGTGGAATGTTCTGCCAATCAAACTTGTGTATGTCTCCTGCCCTCCATCTGTCGAACTGTTCGTTTCCATACATAATGAACTGTCCAGGCTCCCAATCCTGTAGCATAACCATGATACGGACGACATTATTTGGATCAGCATCCAGGTCATACAATTTGTCTACGTGCATGTTTAACACCTCACCTGTGAACTGTATGTGAAGTTTAGATCTCACACTAGACAGAGCAAAGAAATCTGTCATACGTTGTAGTGTTGGACATTTAGTGAAATCTTTCAATCCCCTGTAGATTGTCATCTTAGGATCAGCACCTGCTTCCTTTAGATCATTCTCTTCTGCTTCCACATCTATGTTGATGTTCTCTCTGCCTGTGCCTTCCCTACGGTTGGCCCAGTTCAATGGTTTGGCATCTTCTATCACTGCCTGTAGTTCTGTCTGCCATCCACCTGTGAACTTGCCCAGGTGTTGGACACAATCCGTGTCTTTGTGCCACTTGTTGAAGTGATAGTTGCTTCTTGCTTTTGCGTCTTCCCAATTACTTGTAGACATAAACTTGTATTCCTTTGTCTGCGTAATTATGTAGCCGTCTCTTTGTGTTGGGGAAACTTATTTCTAGCAACCTACAAAGATCAACATTGTCTTTGGGTTTGTGAATTCTGTCTTTGTTATCTTTGATAAACTGCATAGTGTCTTTGTTCTCTGACTGTATGTGATCCCACATACGATCTAGGTTCTCATACCACTGATAGTTGGGATATGTTATCGTGAACTCCCCACACAGTTTCCACCATTCCAGGCACTCGAAGTCATTCCTGTACACCATCACGATCGGATGGCCCTTATCTTTGAGTTCATTCAATCTGTGTGCGAATGTGTGTGATTTTATAATTCTTTTACCTGTGCCCGAGAAAGGTCCGTCCCAGTCTATGTTCACGAACTCCATTCCCGGATCCCAGTAAGCACCGATGTGCATTAGATGTTTATTGCCAGGGGTGTCAGCATCGTGCCAGTAGGTTCTTGCCTCAGAATAGTCTGTGTGATCTATGTCATCACTCCAGTAGATATTCTTGACCACACTACTCCACTTTGATCCTGGTGCCCCTGTAAACAATATGTACATTATTTGGTCAACTCTTCCTTGTAGATGGCATTGTAACCCAACTGATTCTTTCCAAAATCAGATAGTGTCTTCAATGCACCCGGTGTGATGAATGACTTCAGTGTTCTAACTGCGGCGTCACCTTCCTCACCTGTTCTCCACTCGTACTTGCCAACCTTCTTCTCGATTGCGGCAACTGACTCTGGATCCTTGATCATCTTGTCAAGTGCGGCAACAAGTTTAGCCTTGTTGGGATTGCCCTTGTTCACCCAAAACGCTTTCTGTAAAGCATCTCTCCAACTCTTCACAAGTTTGTAAGCATCGTAGAAGTCACCACTTGGTGCAACACCGTGCATTTTTTCAAACAGTTCTTCGAAAGTTGGCTCGGTGAAGTTTGGATCTTTATCGTGTCCGCCCGTCTTGACGTTTAGTAGTCCATGATGGAACCAAGTGTAGGCGTCGCCTTTCTTGATCACCGGCATCACGTGTTTCTTGTATGCGGCAGGGTTCTCCCTGGTTGCATTCAAGTCACCTCTGATGAACGCAAGTCTCCTCTCAGAGCCTCTCATTCCTTTCACCCATACTATCTTGTCTTCGAATGTTTTAACAGGATCATTGTTTGGTCCTGCAAGTAACATAACGATAGCCATGATCTCTGGAGTCATACCAGATCCTGATGGAAACTGTATCGGTCCATTTGTCGTATCCGCTTTGTTCCTAGCACCCACAATGATGTTTAGGTTCATGTGTCCAACAGACTCCCAATCGAAGTAATTGTAATCAACAGGCTCTGTAAGATATGATATACCATTACCTCCGTGTGATACAAGTATCGTCTTGTCATCGAACCTCAGTTTGTTTTGGAACTCGTTTGGTCCCAGTTGGTCTCTCGCACCTGGCTTGTAGATAAGATTGATCTTCTCTCCCAGGTGTTTCTCCCATTCCGCTACAACTATCTGTGCCCACACAGAAGTTCCACCAGATGGTTTTTGTGGCACGATCAAGTTGTAATCTGCCAAGGCTGTTGTTGTCATCAACACCAAAGCCATTATTGTTTTCTTAAGCATAGTCTAATCGACTCCTCTTTGTTATTCCCCAATACAATAATGCAAATACACAAATCATTATGCCAATGAAGATCGGTCTAGTGATCAGATCGTCTACCGTATGCAAGGATGTTAGTTGATAAGTGAGGTTGTAAATCCTGTCACTCAATATGTACCCAATCAGCAGTGCTGGCCTGCTGATTTGGAATTTTTTACACAGCACCCCGAATATCGAGAATGCTGTCAGTACCGCTAGGTCTTCCCACCCGCCTGTGTACTGTAAGGTTGCCCAAACAATCACGGCAAGAATGAAAGGGAAATAGTAAACGTATGGAATACGTGTCACCCACCCTGCGAAATATGCCAGTCCATAACATAAGACAGCAGTGATGATCGTTCCAAGTAGGAACGCATAGGTCATGCTGTCAAATAATCTGTCGTCATAGAATGTATCGGGTGATCCCAGGTCAATGCCCAGGTATAGAAACAGTCCCATCAGTATCGCGGCGAAACTCGCACCAGGGATACCAAACAAGACTGTTGGAATGAATGACGAGGCCTTCTGTGCGTTGTTGGCCCCCTCGGCACCCACGACTCCCCTTACATTACCATCACCAAACTTCTCTTTGGGGTTGGCCGCGACCGTGGCACCGTATGCCAACCAGTCTGCCATTGCTCCACCTAATCCAGGTAGTAGTCCTATGAACGATCCTATTGCTCCACCCCTCACACTGTCCTTCCAACATCTTACAGTATCCTTGACCCCTTGTTTGAGATCATTCCAACTGCCGTGTTCTGCCTTGATCGTTGTGGTCTTCTTCCTGTTGAACCATCCGTCCCAGAGCTCTGGTATGGCGAAAAGTCCTGCCATGTAAGGTAAAATCTGTACACCGTCTTCGAGGTAACGCCAACCCATTGTGAATCTTGGAACATTGTTCACGTCAACACCTACCAGTCCCACTGTCACGC